CATGGTCCTGTTGTCGGCAAGCGCAAAGGCAATTGCCCTCTTGTCGTCTGCGTCTAAAAATATAACTGCTATTTCTTCCCATCCAAGATTTATTGCTGCTTCAAGCTGGTGGTTTCCCGCAATGACAGTCGCGGTTCCGTCTTCGTTTCGCTTGGCGACAATTGGTTTTACTTGTCCGAACTCCTGATACGAAGCCATAATCGCATCTACATTGCCAATGCGAGGGTTACCCTCCAGATAGTCAAGTGCATCTACGTTTACGGCAAGAGATTTTAGTGATGGATGTATTCCGCTCATACCTGCGCCCTGACATTTGCGTTTAGTGTTCTCATTGCATCGATGGAAGTACGCAATGACAGCAATGCTTCTCTTTTTGTTTTCACCAAAGCTTCAGCGATTTTGTATTCGTAGTTAACATCATCGAGCTTATAGTCAGCCCACGCTTCTCGTTCCTTGATTGAGCCGGTCTTAGAGAGATATTCTTTCGCCCAGCTTGACTTGTAGCGAGCTTCTTTCTTTGCTCCTTCAACAGCAAGAACTTCAAATGCTTCAGTCTCTTTTTCTAGCTCTCCGAGTAGTCGTAGCATTTCTTGTTCTATCTCTATCTGGCTTATAGGTGCGCTTCTCATTCGTTTCCTTTCACTTGTAGTGGGCTCCAATCTACTTTGTCAAGAGCGTCTTTGTTCACTTTTGGCCAATCAATTGAGCTTACCCCAAGGTAGGTCTTTGCCATTTCCAGGAGTATCCACGCATCGCATTGGTCGTCGGCCCCAGGGTTCCGGAATATAATTCCTGTTTTTGCCGATATGGAGGATACGACTTCGTTCTTTGAAGCGTTCCCCTTCCCGGTTGCGAACTTTGCACGGCAAGTTGGTGGAATCTCGATGAATGGAATACCCATTCTGTATAGGGTCGTTCTCACAACGCCACCGAGCTCTCCAATGGAAAATGCCTGACCGCTACGAGATGCAAAGGAATAACCCTCAATTATGACTACGCCTATTTCTTCCTCTTTGACAATATCGGAGATGGCGGACGATATTAAATCAAGCCTTTTTGGACCTTTTTCTGCAGTCGCAATTATCCCCATTTTTTTATCACTACAAAATCCCGTAGACACAAGCGATAGGTCAAGGGCTAGAAGGTTCACGACCGGAGTCTAGTCCATAAAAGCAAAAACCCGCCGAACATCTAGCTGGTTCAGCGGGTTCGTCGATTGACTCAGGCAGCGTTCAGTTGAGTCTCGATTTGCCGTAGCTTTCGCTACTAGACCTTTGACCACCCGCCTTTCTCCTGCTCGGAGTTAATACTGGCTAGATGAAAAAAGAGTAACACTATTTTGTAAAGCTGAATAGTAAAGCATTTATCATTAAAAATAACAGCAGGTGGTACTGAACATGCAAAAGCCGAGTAGGTCTCCCCACCCGACTTTCGCACCTATAACGGTCCTAAGGATTACAACAATACACCCGCAATAAATACTGAAAGTGTTAATTGTAAATAAATTTTTTAAGGGTGAATTTTGAATAAATTTTTTTATATTTATTCCTAAATAAAATTTTACAATGTATAATTTCTGCGTACCCGATTTCTACATAGGAGAAAACATGTCAACAGCATCACTCGCCCCAACAACCATCACAATGAATATTGCTGGTGGACTTGCAACAACCAGCATCGTCACAATGGCTATGCCGTTTGCTGGTTCCGTCACTGGCGCTTACGTAGCCGTAACCACAGCCCCAGTTGGTTCCGCTCTTACAGCAGACCTGAAGATTGGTTCTAACGTCGCAGCAGCGTTCTCGATTGCTGCCGCTGGGACATCGGACGAAGGAACACTTTCGGCTCAAGCATCAAACCTTTACTTCACAAAAGGTGCTCTCGTTAGCCTTGATGTGTCGGCTGTCGGTTCAAGCACTGCTGGTTCAAACATGACAGTTGCTTTCACTGTAGTTGAAGGCTAATTAAACTTTCCAACAAAAAAGCACCCCATTCATTGTGGATGGGGTGCTTTTTTTATGTCAAAAATCAACGCTCCCAGCCGTGTTTTGCTAAACCCAAATCAAAAGCAAGTTGAGGGTAGTTTCCAATTCTGGTGTGACATGGCCTACAAACTGCAAGAACATTGTCTGACTCAAGTATTGAGCCACCCTGTGAACGGCGAATCAACTCATGAACATCAACGCTGTTGTTTTGAATAAAAGTTATCTTCTCGTCATGCTCAGCGAAAATCTTGCACGCTTGACAAAATGGTCGTTCGCTAAGAATCTTTTCAACAAAGGGTCGTCTTAGTTCATACAGGTCGGATTGTTTTTTGCTTCTCTTATTTATGGGACCACCTCGTTTAGGGGGTGCGCCTCGCTTGGGTGGTGCCCCCCTTTTTATCGGCTTTCGTGGCTTCACTTGCTAGAGACTATCAACATCAATTTCGTCGAAATCCCAACTACCCTCAAGTGTTGCCCATAGCGCTCTATCGATAGATGTTTCTTCAAGGTCAAAATCCCTAAGCATTGAGCGATGAGTAGCAATTGCTCTCTTATAGAAATCAACCTGCTCCCATCCATCTAGGGTGATTTCGTCTCCAGTATCAATCATGGCAGCAACTTCGTCAAGCCGCTTGTCAACGTGAAACTTGAAACGACTTATCTTTTTTAGTTTTGAATCGTAAGCACTTTTTGATTCCTGGACAAGGCGTTTGCCATCCCTGCCGAGAGCCAAGTATCTAGCCTCGTCAGCATTGGAGTCGTACTCTATTTCGTCAATTTGCTCTTGGAGATTCTCGGAAAGAAACAGTAAAGCGTCTCTCCATCTTTCCCAGTTCTCTTTCAGCATTAGTTGTTTCTTGTGCAACGGTGAAAGTTTATTCTTTACTTCCTCGGCCACCATTCGCGCAAAAGCGTCATCATTCAAAAGCATTATTCTCTCCACGCCGGACATATTGTTTTATAGCTACAGAAATTGCATAAAAAAGATGTTTTTGCTTCGAAGTATCCTGTCCTGCATTTCTCATCTATTTGTGATTTTGTTTCCACAATCATCTGTTCAAGTTTTACTATCTCGGAATGAGTTACTTCTCTCTTGAGTTTTACTCCCTCCTTGAGATATAGGAGTTCGACCGTGTCCACATCCCCAACACCGAGGTTGATTAGTAGTTTTGCATATATAAGCAACTGAGCAAACTTCTCGTCAAGGTCATACTTTGGTGTTTTGCCAGTTTTGTAGTCGCTTACAGTGAGCGACATTTTTCCACTTGTCTGGCTGTACCTGTCTATGAATCCACGTAGTCTTACTCCGGCGATTTCGCCATTTAACTCATACTCAAGCCCTGCTGGTTCAAAACTTTTTGGGTCTTCTAAATTCCACAAATTCTCAACACAGAACCAAGCAGCCCAACGGAACTTGCTCAACGCCTCAGAGTCACTAAGGTTTCGTATTTTGTACGTCACCTTAAAACCATCAACAACCTTTAGCGCTTCGTCTTCCCATTTTTCGTCCCATATTTGTTTTGCTATTGGTCGACAGCTTTCAATTGTTCTTAGTTCTGCAGGAAGTTTGTACATCTCCTCAAGAATGTCATGAACAAAATTACCCAAAACAGCCCAATGGTTTGATGGGTCTGGTATCAGGTCAATTTTATTGAACTTGAATTTCTGTGGACACTGCTTAAATGTGCCTATAGAAGATGGCGACAAATAGTCGGGAGCCTTAAGCTCACTTGTCATCTGCGACCACGTATTCTCCACCGAAGGAAAGACGTGTTGCTTCCGCTATCAACTTATCAAGGGCGTCTTCTGTTGCGGTCTCTCTCTTTGGCTTCGGCTGACCGTTGCTGTATGTGGACCAGTACTCGTTGAGCTTTTCTCTGTTTTCTGCAGAGAGGGCTTTTGCGAGACCAACAAAATTGTCCCACTTGCTTGAAACTTCAGGTGTCACTCGTGCCTCTGCTTCCGCTTCGCTTTCCATTACTTGTTCAATTTCGATTGCTTCTTCACTGCGAGCAAGATACAAACCAACGCCTAATGTTTGCGCAGCTTTTTTTAACGCATCAGAGACAGCACCCTTAACTTCGTCTCCGATATCGACTGGCTCGCCCTGCTTGTTGATTTTGATTTTTTGTCCACCAACTCCATCACGGTAAACCGTCTCGCCATCTATGTTTACTTTCAATGCGACATGAGCGACAATTGACGTTCCGAGCTGTTGCCAGTTGCTAACAGTGAAAGACCAGTTCTCAACTCCGAGAACTTTGTTCATTCGGTTGATTACTTCACTTACAGGAATGTAAATTAGGTTTGCTCCGCCCTTGTTGAGTCGGCGCTCCATCTCTGATGGAAATGGCTCGGATAGGTTTTGATATGTATTATTTGTCATTTGCGTCGCCCTTTCTGACGATAATGCTTGTTTTCAGAACACCAGTTTCACAGTAGTTATCAACATTGATTCCAAGGCTTGAAAGTTCTTTTACTCTCCAGTATGAAGGTTGAACGTAATCAAGAACCTGCATTGCAATCTCTTCGGGGGACTTGATGATTTCACCAGTATCCATGTCCACAGACATTCTCACAAGCTTCTGCGCAACAACGCTTGCAAGGTCCTTGTGTTGCCATGCTCGGCGCTCATAGGAGCTTTTTTTCTCGACAACTCCACCGTTTTTGAGTTGCACATTTTTGCCGTCAGCGATGAGCTGACCGACGGATACAGACAGGGAATCGTAGACAGATGACATGTCCCTTTTAATCATGTTCATCTCATACAAAATGCCACAAGCATCTTCTACATCTGGTTGTGATTTTATATAGTCATCAAGTTCTCGCTCAAGGTCGAGAATATATTGACGAATATCAGCAATTCTTTCTGGTGTCATATTAGTAGTCCTTATGTAGGTTGTTAATAGTTACTCAAACTACTATAGACACTCTTCCGCGCTGAGGCAACCCCAAACCAGTTAAATGTGTAAAAGCTCCAACGGCAGAGTCAACCTGGTCGTCGTGGTCGCAGGCTTCTGGGAATGAAGAGAATTCATCCAGCCAATCAGACAGCCAGATTCCGCGAACAACACGAACATTGCCATTTGCGGCAGCCGCAGCAAACGGTCTAGCTCTCGTCACCTTGTCACCAGTTGAGCGAATTGCCGCAAAATCGTAGCCTGGGAGAACATATCTGGCATATTGGTCCATTAGCGCCTTGCCAGATGAGCCTGGTTC